TACTTCGGCCCCGAGTGCGGACTCGATGACCCGTACACCTACGACTTCACGCCGCAACAGATCGACATGATTACGGCGATCGGCTACGCGCTCCGCAATGGTGGCGATCAGGCTATCGCGGCCAGTCGCGGCGAGGGCAAGACGACGAACGCCGAACGGCTGGCGCTCAAGTACGTCCTCAGTGGAGAGTGTAACTATCTCGTGCTGTTCGCCTCGACCGGTCCGATGGCGGAAAACATCCTCGACAGTATCAACACGTACCTCAACGACAATGAGCGTTTGTCGGCGGACTATCCCGAGGTATGCGTACCGGTGCGGGAATTACTTGGAGCGCCACAACGGGCACGGTCGCAGGTGGCCAGTGGATTCCGCTACGACAACGGCGAAGCGTATGAAATGGCGGAACTGGATTACGTGTGGTGCGGCAACGAGTTCATTTTCCCCAAGGTTCCCGGCTCACCGAGTGCCAAAGCAATCATCGCTACTCGTGGGCTAGACGCCGCTGTCCGTGGCTTGAAGAAACGCGGCAAGCGTCCGAAGTTGGCTATCGTCGATGACCCAGACACCGAGGACACTGCCCGCAGTGAAGATCAGGCAACGAAGCTCGAAAAGCGAATCGACGCCGCTATCGGCGGCCTGGGTGGTCAACGTCGCGCCGTCGGTCGCGTGATTCTCACGACGCTACAAAGTCGGATTGCCGTATCGTACAAACTGACCGACCCCAAGCAAAAGCAGACGTTCAAGGGCCGCCGCTATCGCTTCCTAGTCACTCCTCCTGACCGCATGGACTTGTGGGAAACCTACATCCAAATGCGACTGGAAGACCTACAGAAGCGCGACGAACGCGGCAATGACGTTGACCCCGAAGGAAGGCGCTCGCATCGTTTCTATATCGAGCATCGCGAGGAAATGGACGCGGGCGCGGTGGTCAGTAATCCAAACCGTTTCAACAACGAGGAACTACCAGACTGCACCACCCGCGAAGCGTCGGCGCTGCAAGCGTATTACAACCTTGTGGCGAAACTGGGCTCGGCAGTCGTCGCGACCGAATACGACAACGACCCGCCAGAGGAGTCGTCGATACTTGACCTGTCGGTCCCGGCGTCCCGCATCCAGAACCAATTGAACGGCTTCGCACGCGGCATCGTGCCCGATGGCTGCACGGTCGTTACGCAAGGCGTTGACGTGCGCAAAAGCCAACTGCATTGGGTCGTTCGCGCGTGGAAAGACGACGGCACGGGCTACACGATTGACTATGGAATCGACACCGTTAAGGGCATAATGCGCGGCGTGGATGAAGGGCTCGACGTTGCCATTGCCAAAGCCGTGGCTAATCGCTTTCGAGCTGCAAACGACGCCGGATATTGCACCGAACGCGGTGAGGTGGTTCCGGTCGACATGACGCTTGTGGACGCTGGTTGGCGCACCGACGCGGTGTATCACGCTTGCATCGAGTCGCGGATGTCGGTAATGCCGTGCAAGGGATTCGGACCGAATGAAGGCGGGGCGACTCAGGCGAACTTTCGCGAGGCTTCGCGCATCACAGCCGACAAGGTTCCCGGCGATGGGTGGTTCCGCTCCCGAGTGCGCAACAACCTATGGCTAGTCGCGGTCGATTCCCCCTACTGGAAGGCGTGGGAACATGACCGCTGGAAGACCGATCTTTCGGTTTCCGGCTGCATGTCAATTTTCGGTATGCCGTCGGACGACCCAGAGAAGATTTCGCCCGACGTGCGCGAACACGCGGCCTACGCTCGACAGATCACAGCGGAAGTCGAAGCGGAAGAGGACAGGCGCGGTCGGATGGTCAAAGTCTGGAAGCAGACCGCCAAGGATAACCACTGGTTAGACGCATCGGTCTATTCCAATGTAGCGGCGTCAATCAAAGGCATCCGCATCGGTGGCGCGTCGATCACGCGGACGCCGGCACCGGTTCCCGTTTCGGAGCGGCCGACATTACAACAGTTAGCCCAAGCGGCACGGAGGCGGTAGTGGACAACGACGAACGGCCCGACATGACCGCTCGGCCTACGCTCGCAGAATTAGCCCAGTCGGCTCGTTCCGCTTCTGGCTGGGACTGCCCGCGGTGCGGTTGCTCCGATTGGCGCGTCGTCAACTCCTACTACGTGCCGTCCTCTGGTTCACGGAATCGCACGCGATATTGCCGGAACTGTAAACACGTCATCCACACGGTCGAAACCACCGTGGAAGAGTTACCAGAACCTCCTGTTAATGTCCAGGCGGTCACTAATAGTAACGACGTAGCGACAATGTTGACACCTACGATCTTGGCGTCAGAATCGAAGCATGACGACGCCTACGACCGTACAAGAAGCGATCGAGCAAAACGCTCTCGGCCCGCAGTCGGTTAGTACGCCAAGTACTTCGGCGACCGCTCACAGCTTGCAAGATCAGATTGCGGCGGACCGGTATCTAGCGTCGAAAACTGCCGCCAATGCGAACGTGTCCGGTTTTGGCGTTCGCGTGCAACGCATCGTGCCACCGGGGGGCGGTTAATGATCGCCTCCGCGAATCGGATCGTGCAATATCTGGACGGCGCGAACTTGCAGACGGTTCCGGCCGCTCAGCTTGTTCAGCAAGTGGCGGCCGCGACGCTCAACAACATTCGTCGCAAGCCGGATGTCAACGCGAAATATGACGCCGCTTCCGATTCGGTCGAGTTCGCGAACTACTGGGCGAATTCGGATTCCTTTGACGCTGATTCGGCCAACAGTAAAGGCGTTCGCACACGACTGGTAAAGCGGTCGCGCTACGAGATCGCGAACAACGGTTACGCGGACGGCATCGCCAAGACGCACGCGACATTTCTTGTTGGCGACGTCGGCCCGACGCTGCGAGTGAAGACCGGCGACTCCAAACTTGACAAGCGCATCGAACTGGAATTCGGCCGCTGGTCCAAGGCGGTCAAGCTTCGCGCCAAAATGTGGACGATGGCGCACGCCAAGCTACAGGACGGCGAAGCGTTTGCGGTGATGTCGTGGAATCCTGCTATCCGTCACGCGGTCAAGCTCGATGTTCACCCGATTGAGTGCGATCAAGTTACGTCGCCACAACTTCCGTACCTGTCGCCGCAACGCATCGACGGGATTTACTTTGACGAATACGGCAACGTCGTAGCGTACGACATTCTCAAGTATCACCCCGGCAGTCAGTGGTCGCGTCTCTCGATGACGCCCGACTACGTGCCGGCCAAATACGTGTGTCATTGGTTCCAGCAACTACGACCTGGGCAGCATCGCGGAATTCCCGAGTGTAAATCGACGCTCCAAGTCGGCGCCAGTTCGCGACGGATGCGGGAAGCGACCGTTAGCGCGGTCGAAACCGCGGCCAGTTTGTCGGGCGTGATGAAGACCGACGCGCCGGCAGGACAGAGCGACCCGGTTAGCCCGATGTCGGAATTCCCGCTTGAACGCCGGACGTTCATGGCGCTCCCGATGGGCTGGGACATCGCTCAAATGGCGGCGCAGCATCCGAACGCGACCTATGACGAGTTTTTGCGGTCGCAGATCAAGGAACAGGCCCGCCCGAAGTCGATGCCGTACAACATGGCGGCTTGCGATTCGAGCCAATCGAGCTACGCCAGCGGTCGCCTTGATTTCCAACCATACTTCGCGGGCGTCGACCTGGAACGCGCCGACTGTGAAGACAGTTGTTGCGACCCGATCTTTACTCAATGGTGGCGTGAAGCTTCCGTCGCGTTCTATGACGAAGACTGGGGCGATTCGCAAGATCCTCCCGAGCACTATTGGGACTGGCCGAATCATCCGGTAGCTGACTTATCGGCAGAAGGTTCCGCCCGTGATGCCGCGTTGAAAAACGGAACGAAGACGCTACGCCAAGCATACGCCGAACAGGGCGATAGCTTCGAGGATCGCTTGGCGGAAATGGCTCAGGATTACGGCGTATCGGATGAAGAGATGCGGAAGATCCTGCGGACCGCCATTTTCAACTCGCAGAACCAACAGGCGTCGATTACGCAAGCCAACGCGCAAATGGCCAGCGCAATGGCGAAAACGAACGAGCCGCCGCAACAAGCCTCGCCGCGGAGCGGTGCGCAGCCATCCACGTCTGTCGACGCGAACGCATGGACTGCCGAAGCGTTGCTAGAGGCTGCGCACCGCCAGCTCGACGAAATCTTGGCGTACAACCCGAACCATGACGAAATGGGGCGTTTTGCCCCGCGTTCCGGCGCGGCCTCGCTCGCTCCCAACGTCAAAAAGGTTTCATGGTCGCGTTCTGGTAGCGATTGGCATGGTCAAGCGACTGAGAAGCACAAGCGGCAGCACACTAACCCACTGGTCGTTACCAAGGGCGAATTGCTCAAGCTTGAGAACGCGGCGAGCAAACAGAACGTGACAGTGACACGCTACGCACAGGATCGCGGGCATGATGCCATTGTCGTCTACAACCGCAAGCGCGGCGTCGCGCCAGATTACACGCTCAAGATTCCGAAACTGACGATCAAAGAACGCATCAAGGAAACGGGCAAGGCGCAAAGCAAGCGCATATCACAGCAG